TCTGCTGGGACTTGGACGGGCACTATAACCACCGGCGGGGTTAACACAAGCATATGAGCTATGACGCGGCTTTAAACACAGATAACGGCTATTACGACATTAGTATAGATGCCGATGGCGATATTGCCACACAAGACTCATTTGATACCGCATTACTGATGAGTCTTTTTTGTGAGCGTAGAGCGTTAGCTAGCGAGGTTGCAGTCACTCACCATAGGCGCGGCTGGATTGGAAACGGTGATTTTGAAATAGGCTCTAAGCTTTGGTTGTACGAGCAAGCAAGAATTACACGTGATACGATAAACGGCGTTAATACTGCAGCAAAAAACGGTCTTCAATGGTTGATAGATGATAATCTTATTGAGTCAATAAATGTATCGACAAGTGTAGTAAATAATTCCATCTCGATAAATGCAGAAATAAAGCGGTTTAATTCTGCTGTTGAATACAGATATTATGATTTATGGAGTAATACAGGTGACAATTAATGTACCTAATAGCGCAAAAGAAGTAAGTCAGAGAGCGACCACAGACGTAAAGCGGGAGCTACCTTCTTCAAACCCAAAGCTAAAAAACCATTGGCTTTATGCTTTGGTGACTTCGTTTAGTAATCGAGTGTATGACTTTTACTTAACTTTGAATCAGGCAATAAAGCAGACCTTCTGGGATACCTCTACAGGCGAATTTTTAGCTAGACAGGCCTCTTGGTTTGGTGTTTACAAACTATCCGCTACAAAATCAAGCGGAAATATTGTGGTTACTGGAACCGCCACTACTTCGATACCCATTGCCACGCTTTACCAAACATCCACGGGAATTGAATTTTTTACTACCTCGGCATCTACTATTGCTGCAAGTACTGTTTCTATATCTTCGATTACGAGGTCAGGCACTACAGCAACGGCAACAACGGTAAGTAATCACGGATTAGGTTCTTTGGTCGGCGTAACCATTTCGGGAGCGAACGAAACAGAGTACAACGGGGCAAAAGAAATTCAAGTTACAGGATTAAGCACTTTCACCTATGATGTAAACGGATCGCCAACAACACCAGCAACAGGCACAATAACAGCGGCTTTCACTTCGGCAAACGTATCCGTACAAAGCGCAGATTTTGGCGCTAGCAATAATTTATCATTAGATGAAGAGATGACTCTGCAAAGCCCTATAGCTGGCGTAGATGATGCGGCTTATGTTGATTTTGGTGAAATTGGCGGCGGTACAGATCAGGAAAGTGAGTCAGATTTTAGACCTCGATTTTTAGACCGCGTACAAAATCCCGTCGCCATGTTTAATGATTCAGCTATAACAGCGAAGGCAAAAGAAATTAACGGTGTAACTCGCGTATTTATTGAGCAGATAACACCCACTTATGGACAAGTGACCATTTATTTTATGCGTGATAATGAGGTTAATCCAATACCAACAGCAAGCGAGGTTACTACTGTTAAGAATAACATCCTGACAATAAAACCTGCTCATACAGCGGATATTGACGTTATCGTTGCTTCACCAACGGCGGTTCCTGTTGATTTTACATTTAGTGCATTGTCGCCTGACACCTCAACTATGAGAACGGCAATAACAGCAAATTTGCAGCAATTTTTCAAAGAGTCAACAACGGTTGGAGCTGATGTAGATCAAGACGCCTATCGTTCGGCCATATACAATACTATTGATACTGATACTGGTAGTCGTGTTTCCACATTCTCACTTTCTACGCCTACTGCAGATGTTACAATAGCTAGCGGTGAAATAGGTACTTTAGGGAGCATTATTTATCCATGATAAAGATGCATGATACCGAAGAGCAGACAGATTCTTTAGCCTCTTATTTGCCTTCAGGCAGGCTGTTTGAGTCCGCGTGGATTGGCGATAGCAATTTTAGAAAGTTATTAAGAGGCTTTGCTGGTGAATTATTTAATGCTGAGGGACTGATAAAGCAATATCAAGACGAATACGCGCCAGATACCACCAATAATTTTATTTCTGAGTGGGAAAGTGCGCTAGGCATACCCGATGATTGTTTTTCTGGTTCTGGTACTATTACCGAAAGACGTAGGGATGTGATGATTAAGCTTGCATCTTTGGGCGTTCAGACGGAGGCAGACTATATAGCCTTGGCTGCCTTACTAGGCATTACAATAGAGGTTATCGCTGGTGCAGAAATAGGCACGTTCCCCTATATTTTCCCGTTAATATTTTTTGAAAGCGAAAGGCACGCTAGATTCACATTAATTATAAGGTATACGGTACAGGAAGCGAGCAGATTTCCTTTGACGTTTCCTTTTATTTTTGGCGATTCAACTATAGCATTGTTAGAATGTATTTTTAGAAAAGTTACTCCGTCAAATGTAAATTTGTTATTTGATGCTAACTAAAGAGAGATAATATGAAAGACTTAAATAATTTCACAACAGGCGATACCCTTACCGCTGCTGATTTTGTCATACCGATGTCGGAAGTTCAAAATGTCGTTGAAGATTCTGGGCAAACTTTAAGCGCTGCTGACCTCAACCAGCTAGGAAAAGCTATTGCGGATTATGTAGGCAATGGCGATTTCTATACTGATTCAGGTGCTGCTGATGCTTATGTGCTTACTGTAATAGGCTCTAAACAATCACCTACTGCCTATACAGACGGAATGAATATTGCTTTTTCTATCGGCAATACAAACACTGGAGCCTCAACGGTTAACGTGGCAGGATTAGGCGTAAAGAATTTAAGTGGTTCTAGCGGGTCGGCTCTTTCTGCTGGTGATTTAACATCCGGCGATGTCATGAACTTTAGATATGATGATGGTTCTGGAGAGTTTAGATTGTCCCCATTTGTTAGGTCTGTTGATGTGGAATCTGCCTTGTCTGTAAATAATTTTTTGCACGTAAGAGATGAAAAAGGAACAACTGTTGCAGGGGGAGGCTCTATCAGCGGCTTTAATAAAAGGGACTTAAATACTGTTTTAACTAATACAATTAGCGGTGCATCTTTAGCCTCAAGCGTAATAACTTTACCTGCTGGAGATTACTATGCTGAGGCAATGGCGCCAGTTTTTAGCTCCGATACGCACGATCTTAAATTGCAAAATGACACAGACGTTACTGATTTGGTTTACGGTAAAACACAGCACGCATCATCAGCAAATGGGGTTTCAAATAGCGCCACATTATCCGGTAGCTTTACGCTAGCGGGCACTAAAGATATAAGTCTGCAACACTATATATCTAACGCACAATCGGTTAATGGGCTTGGATTTGCCGCGAGGGTATCAGGATCTTTGCCGCCCTCTGTTTTCTCCGAAGTAAAAATATGGAAAGTTGGATAACATGCACGCTAAATTAGTTAATGATGTAGTCACTCAAATAGAGATTATTCGGAACTCTTAACGTACGCTATACCTTCATTAGCGCAGTAAACCTCTAACTGTGTAATGAAGGCCTCTATTTCTTCCCTTGTGTAATCTGCTAACGACTTTAATGTCACCGTCCTATCGCCCGTTATAATACTAGAGCCTATGGTAAATATGCCAAACGCAGTCTTTGTGTCGATCTTACCTTGTTCCGCAGACACCCCTTTAGCCTTCGCTATGAACCCTATAATACTATGCGCATACCTTACTTGCTGAGTGGTCTTAGGTGGCTTGTAATCGCCCACCTTGAGCATTTTAGGTTTGGTGTAGTCTAAGGCTAGGATAGACCCACACGCGGCTGCTGCTTGCTCTCTATTGCGTATTACTAGGTGCATTGATTATCCTTTTAGCTGTTACCGCTTTGTGATGTGCGGCGTTTAAAGTAGGAATCTCTTAAAGAAACACCTTCACAACCACATTCCCTACCATCACAGCAAAGATGCTGGTCTAGGTCGCCATTCCAAATGTTATCTTTCCAGATATAATATTCATTGCGAATATGCAAAATAAGAATCCACAGTTTTAAAAATATATCATTCATATTAATAGCCTCCACAGCTAACCTAGCAGCGACCCCTAAACTCTCGGCAACCGCTCTCTCCAAAAAATACACCGATTAAATTATCGTTTTCCGACTTTAATATTTCGGCAGTTCTAACCGTTCTAGCGAATACAGCCTCAAATAGATCCTCGCCCTCTTTGCCTTTCCGTTCAGTTCTGAAAACAGCTATAGGGCTTTCGCTAATTGCCGTCTTAATTCTATCTATAACTACTAATTTAATTGATAAGCTCATGTTTTTTCTTCCTAAGTTGATTTATTTTTCGAGTGTTTATTTAAGCACAATCCGCGACACCCCGTTATACTGAGTCTTAATAAGAGGGCGGCTTAATATAACTGTTTTATTTATAAATGATGCCTTCAAGCTTCCTGATCTGCCTACGCAATGCGCCACAAGACTCATTAATTTGTAGCACTTGGCTATCCGTTATACCTACCTCTTCAAACGTATCTTGCTCTAAAGATAGTTGTTTCCGTAAACGCGATAGCTCTTGCTCTAATGTCATACTGTCACCCGTATTGGCATGCTCATCCAGTTGGTGCCGCTTTCTTCAACCTTCTCGGCGGCATTACAACTAACGATTACACTCTTTTTGTAGAATAGCTTACCTTGCTTTGTTAGCTCATTAAGGCATCGCATTACCAGATCACGCCGCGATTTAAGAATAACAACCAGTTCTGCTACTGTTGGGATCTGATTGTACGTTTCGTAAAAATCAATTACTGCTTTAAAAACTTGCTCTGCTTTTGTCATAATTCTTCTTCCTCATCTCGATCATTAATAATAAACATTAGGGTTTTGGCTTTCTCTAGCTCCAGCTCTCGCCGATGGTCGTCGTTACGAATAGGCATAACTATTACATCTATCCCATTAGCCATAAACTCCTTTACGGCCACTAGGTTCTTTCTTATATTAACTGGTGTGCAATTGCCCATATTTACCTCTTCTGTGTAGTTATAAATAATATTCTTTAACTCTAGTGTAGCCACCAAAGCGCTTTTTTACCCGTTTCCAGCGATCTTTGAACTCAAAGCCCACTTACCTCAGCTCGCTCATTCTTTTGGGTAGGTCGAGTATTCCTAGCGTTTCACGTGCATCTAAGCTGGTTATCCTGAGTCCAGCCTCCAAATGTTGCTTAACCTGTAGTTTCTGATTCATTACTTACTCCATGATCTATCGGTTAATCGTTGTTGTTGTGTTGTTAATTAGCCCATGACTTGTCATTAAGCTGCTGCTGAACCGTTTTATCTCTAGTCTTTGTGCTGTCTTGGCTTGGCGTTTTGCGTCCAATGGCAGCTTTATCTATATAATTTTGATTTAGATA